CTATAACGACCGGCCTTTCGGCCACCCATGGAATTTGCCCCCCATGGGCCTAAGCTGTCCGTAGACATACTTTGAGTTTATCTGCGTGTTGAGCAGATCTCGACGGTTACGACATTACTCTGCGGTAATGTGTCCTTTTCTCAAGCGACACAGCACGAGAGTATGTAATCATCGTATCCAAAGGCTCGGTAGACCTTGACGATTTCAGTTATCGGATAGGATTTCCGTAGGGCCTTCAAGGAGATAGGTCCTCAGTCATCGTCCGAACGTCCGGTCTCCGCTCTCTCAGCAATTGCCAAATCAAGTGGCCTTACCTCGTCTAGTGTACTCTTTCCTATACGAGTAGTATAGCTATAACTCCTTGTCGGAGTATACAGCCTTAAAAGAACAAAAGGATCGTCTCCTAGTTCCTTTAAGTTACTACAGTTCCGACCAGTCCTCAGGTTGAAGGCTTCTGCCTTACCGCCAGGGAATCTGGTTCACCTGTTAGTATATTTGCTATGAGGCGTCACTTGAACTCAAGTCACAAAACCTATTCCGCACCAATGCTCCACCCTCCCCATGGGACGAGTGACCGATAACGTCATGGATTTCGATGACCGCTCCGCCGCTAGAAAATGAGGCGTCCGGGTCGAACTTGGCATAGGACTCGATCCAATCAATTCATGTATCCGCATCGCAACTGCAACATCTTGCGTATTAACGCGGTGACAGGACCGGAGGAACTCCACATATCCTGCACAATTATTTACGTCATGATCCACAAATGATGACGGATAATAGTAAGGATTATAAGGGCTTGTAATGGCTATTAGGGCATCTGAACGGTTCCACTTGTTGGATACCGCGTCCAGGTATACGCCTAAAGGTACCTTAATGCCTCTCTCCGTTAAGTGTTTAAGGAGAATTACACAATCTTGAAGGAAGTAATCCGACCTCATTTGAAGTAACTGAGGTGGGATAGCGCTTACCATAGTCCCGTTGAGATAAAGGGACTTGGCAAACTCTGCGACACCTGTCGTGGCTACTATACTCTTGTGTGGCGAAAGGGTTACCCCTAACAACCCCATCAATTTCTGGTAGGCGAGGGCTACACGTTGATCACGGATTACTATGTCATCACCAAGGATGGCATAGTGACGGTAGTGTAGCGGCTTACGGTATCCCGCGATACCCGCAGCTGTCAATACTATTCAGTGATGTGTAAGTGCAAGCGCGCCAAAGGAACTATAAGCTCCCATGGGTTGCCCGACAGCATAAGATACTCTACGGAAAATCACCATCTCGCGCAGACGGTTTACAATACTTTTGCGTTTTTGCTCTCCCGATCGGGTTAGAGCTGGAACACCAGAGGTATTGGGAATGCCTGGAACAGGTCGGGAATTTCTTCTTTTCTCGCGCTCCTCGCGTTTACGTGCTTTTTCCAGTTTGATTTTGGTTAAAAGCTCCCTGGCCTGTCTTTTCGCTTCTTGGTAAGATATGTCATCGAGCCTACACGCTCAATCAAACATTTCCTTCATATAAGGTGTATTAGGTTTCCGGTCATAAGGGACCTTCCATCCAAAACAACTACATACCAGATCGATAATCTCATCTTTGAGAGGTTCGGTCTGCAAGATACGTTCTGTGGCATTTTTGGTGCGAGATCCCTTAAGGTAAGGTCCGAACCAGGAATCTGGTATCGGTCTCCCTGGGACAAATGGTGCAAAGACGTAGAATTTACGGTAGACCATTAACAAAAGTCATAAGATAGGCTCCAATGGATTTACGAAAACACCCATTGTTCACATACAGTACGCCTGAAACACTGCAGGTAGTCTGTCTGTAGCATTACTGAGGTCTAAGGAAGATATTTTAAACTTCACGGAAGCCTCAGTCCATCGTTTGACCCTTGCTCTCTGCAAGTCCTGATCGTACGTACCATCAGTCTTAGCGAAGAACTTTCTAAGGACATGGAACATACGCCTATGGTATTTGTATAGTAACGCCTGGGATCAACTATCCAGGAGCGCCACTACCCTGGTTTTACCTGACTTATCCGAAAGGAAGGTAAGCCGGGATGTTGGAATCAGGGATTCTTCCGAGTCCGTATGGGAGAGCGGGCCGTCGCCCTCCTCCCCGGGATCGAGAAGAGCCTTCTTCCACCATTTAACACCATATAGTACCTTTAGTACCGTGGAGAGGAAGCTAAATGTTATCTCCCTATCATTATTTACTCCCCGTGCCATACGGCGTAGGTAGAGTAATAATATAAAGTAGATATATTTAAGCCTTGAACCCATAAGTGACTTTAATTCGTTCATGAAGTCAGTCCAACCGGGTCTAGCGCCAGTTGGTCCCGAACTCGCGGAGATTCGGAATGACGGGGATGCTTCTGCAGCCTCGAACATAATGACAGATGAACGGACTTTCTCACGAAAACGAAAGTCGATTATACAAGCAATGAATGCCTTAATATAATCATCTGGCGAGGAGGATCTTGGATCAGTTATGCTAGAAATCTTGAAGTCTGGTTTGCAGTGTATAAGCCTATGGAAGGCTAGGGCACTGGTAGCAAACACCAAGCCGCCGGGTTTCTTAGAGATCCAGCATACCCAACTGAATTTGTTAGGGACTTTCACCTTACCCCGTTTATCCGTCAAACAGCACGGATCCTCGGTATTAGGTTTACCCATCACAATCCATCTAGTAAGGTAATCGGCGAACGCCTTTCACCGTTTAACACCTTTCCCGCCTTCCG